CAACCAATCGTCGAAGTTCATAGTACCGACGTTAAACTTAAGGAATATGACAATGAAAGCCCGTGGTATCGTGGTTATTGATTACTTGATCGAAGAAGATGCTGGATTTAGAGGTGCTGCAGAGGAGCAGGATAAGCTTGAACAAGCTATCAATTCCATCGTTAGCAACAATAAACGAGTTGTTTTCCACCAGGTAGATTTGAAAGAACGTCGTGGTGAGCGCACCATGGATATATCTAAAATGAAGTTTAGGCACTCCTAAACCCTTAAAACCACTAACTAAATCAAGAAAAAAGCCTCTAATGAAAATTAGGGGTTTTTTTATTTGCGCATTCTGTTAACTTTATAGCCCTTAGTACCAACCACTAGCAAGGGATGAGGTAATGGAAGCAGAACTAATAAAAACACTACTTAAAAACGATACCTACCAGGCAACGCAGGCAAAACTACGGAAATCAATCTTCTCTGACGAATACGAGGGCGTATACACCCTGCTTAAAACAGCACATGAGAAGTATGGATCTGATTTGAAGACAGAAGACTTGTTCTCTGTTTGGAGAGCATCCAATCCAGTAGCTACTGCCAGTGAAAGCGCAGACTTCAAAGACATTCTTGATGGGATCAAACGATCAGAAAGCATTACGCCTGCTGTAGCCCAGGATGTAATCGAAAGTCTGTGGCGGCAGGAGATTGGCAGAGACGTTGCCAACATCGGTATCAATATGTCGGAGGGTGACACCTCTGCCATGCTTAAACTACAGTCGTTGCTTGAGAAAGTTTCAGACTCTTACATGCCAGACGAATTTGGTGATCCGACTACTGACAACATCTACGAACTACTGGCAGAGACATCCGATGACAATCGCTGGAAGTTTAATATCGAAACACTATCCCGTCATGTTTACGGCATAGGTCCATCAGAATTTGGGATTGTGTTTGCTAGACCTGAGACAGGTAAGTCAGCATTCTTGATTAGTATAATAGCTGGTCCAGGTGGTTTCTGTCAGCAAGGGGCCAAAGTTCTTTATCTAGGTAACGAAGAGCGGACCACGAGGACAAAGCTTCGTGCTATCCAAGCTTGTTCTAACATGACACGGGAACAGATATCTGAAAATCCTGATTTAGCTATGAGCAAGTATCAGGCGATTAGAGATCGTTTGATTATGCAAGACATCCAAGAGTGGGATCTGGATACAATCAATGCTTACTGCGAAAAGGTTAAGCCCGACGCCCTGTTTATAGACCAGGCTGACAAAGTTACCATCTCTGGAAACTACAACAGCAGCCATGAGCGCTTGCGTGAATTGTATCGAAGCCTGCGTGAGTTAGCCAAGAGGCATGATTGTGCTTTGATTGGTGTCAGCCAAGCCTCTGCAGAAGCCGAAGGTAAAACCCGTGTAGACTTCAGCATGCTTGAAGGTTCCAAAACAGGGAAAGCTGCGGAAGCTGACTTGATAATAGGTATCGGGAAAGCAGGCTCAGGTGACGACAATGAGCCAGACAATCGTCGCTTTATTAACATTTCCAAAAACAAACTATCAGGCTTTCACGGTTACGTGATTGCTATGATTGAACCACAGGTGAGCCGCTATGTTGAGTGAAGAAGATCTTAAAGAGTTCTATGAAGAGCAGCTTCGGCAACGTCAAAAAGAATACTCGCAAACAAAATCTAGCCTACTCGATGAACAAATCGAACTTCTACAAAAGCTGGCTGGCAATCAAATAAAAATACTAATGGGGCAAAAATGAAAATACTTGTACTAGACTTGGAAACAACAGTTGACCGCTTCGATGGGAAAATAGACAACAGCCCATTCAATCCTAAAAACAAATGCGTGATGTCTCAATACGGCTTCATAGGCTGGGACACAGTAGACCATGTTCAGGTTGATACCTACTACCACAAAGAATGTACGTCTCCTGCGTCCAAAGATGGACTGCAGACCGCTCTTGATGAAGCTGAACTTATTGTAGTCTACAATGCTAAGTTCGATGTGAACTGGATGCTGGAGATGGGTTTTAAAATATCCTGCCCCATCTATTGCTGCATGGTAGCTGAGTACGTTTTGGCTAAGGGCCAACGGCAGGAACTTAGTCTCAAAGCTACAGCAGAACGATATGACGTTACACGCAAGAAGTCCGATCTGATCGATAAGATGTTTAAAGACGGCACTGGCTTTGAAGAGATGCCGTTAGACACTGTGATTGAGTACGGTATTGCGGACGTAATATCCTGCGGTGAAGTGTACCTCAAACAACAAGATATTCTTGAAGCAGAGGAGAACAAATCTCTAGTTCCTGTCATTGGTATGATGAACGAGATGCTAGAGTTCTTGGTGGAGATTGAACGAAACGGTATTAAAGTTGACCTGGAAGTTCTTGACCAAATCAAGGTCCAATTTACCGAAGAACACAAGCAGCTAACAGACCGCCTGCATGACATCATTGATGAAGTGATGGGCGACACCCCAATCAATCTAAACTCAGGGGCGGACATGACTAAGGTTGTGTACAGCCGTGAAGTTATTGACCGTGCCACGCACCAGCAAGTGTGGAACATCGGTGTTGGTGCCAATGGCAAACCTTTACCGCCCCCACGCATGAACGATGCGGAAATGAAACGTGCAGTCCGTGCAACCACGCAAGTTATACAACGCACAATGGCCCGTTGCTGTGACACCTGTGATGGCAGAGGTAAGATACAAAAGGTCAAAAAGAATGGTGAGCTTTGGAAGAACCTATCCAAGTGTGCCAACTGTAATGGTGTAGGTGCTTTCTATGATCCTACAGGTGTGACCGCAGGTCTTAAACTTATACCTGAAGAGCCAAGCTACGGATCTATCAATGGGTTTAAAACTGATAAGGCCACAATAAAAAGTCTTATCAAGCAGGCCCAGCGCAAAGACAACCTTACGGCTGTTGAGTTCCTGCAAAAGTTATCCCGCCTGAATGCGGTATCCACATATCTTGATAGCTTTATTCAAGGCATTGAGACTTGGACACGCCCCAGTGGTTTGCTTCATACCAACATGAACCAATGCATCACAGCTACAGGCCGCTTGTCTTCATCAAACCCTAACTTCCAAAACCAGCCTAAGCGGGGCTTCCCTGTTAGAAAGGCAGTGGTTAGCCGCTTCCCTGACGGCATTGTGGTAGAGGCGGATTTCAGTGGTCTAGAATTTAGAGTAGCTGGAGAACTTTCCAGAGACCCGCAGATAATCGAAGATATTCTCACAGGCAAAGATATCCATAAGCAAACTGCGGCTATCATTAATGAAACCGATGCCAAAACCATTGATAAAGATCAAAGGCAAGCAGCCAAGGCATATACCTTCGCCCCTCTATATGGTGGTATGGGTGCGGGTGAACCACAACATATACGCAATTACTTCCAAGAGTTCTTCAAGATCTATGAAGGTTTAGGGCAGTATCAGAAGCGTCTTATGGATGGTGTGCTTAAAAACGGGATCGTGCAGACACCTTCAGGGCGTCAATACTTTTGGCCTAACGTAAGGCGTTTGCGCAATGGGCGTGTTACTAACGCCACACAGGTTGTTAACTATCCTGTGCAAGGCTGGGCCACAGGCGACCTAGTCCCCCTAGCCTGCATCCGTGCGCTTGCAAAGTTTAGGGAACTAAACCTTCGTTCAAAGCTCATACTAACTGTCCATGACTCAATATGCGTTGACTGTCATCCTGATGAACTTGAGCAGGTTAAAGAAGCACTAACCTGGTCCATGCAAGGTGTTCCAGAAGAAGTGGAGAAGCGGTGGGGTTACACTTTCGCCCTGCCCCTCGCCATAGAAATTTCTGGCGGCAAAAACTGGCTTGATCAAGTAGAATATGATTGACGAAGTGCCACTTAACGTGCCATAATAAAAGTCCACTAAGAAAGGGTCACAAAGATGAATGATCTAACAACCATTGATGGTATTGAGTTAGCAGAACTTGCAAATATTTTAGGAACCGAAACATCGTCAGGCGGCGGAGACACACTTGTACGTGTACCAAAGCTTGACCACCAACACGCAGCCGACGACGACGACGGGAACCCAATGCCCCGTGGTGAGTTCAGGTTGCATATGCCAGACCAGATTGTGTACGCAAAGACAGTACGCTTTCGCCCTCTTGCGTCTCATGTGCAGTATTTTCTATGGGAAGACGATAAGTTTGTTAAATCCCGTGCATTGAAAAATATGCGTGAGGAAGCCCGTGACACAGCAGGCGGTATCGCTTGTGGTATGCCCGAATGGGAAGTCCGTGCTGAGAATGAAGACTTGCGTCAAAAGTACAAAGATTGCCAGCGGCGTATTGTACGGGGTCTCGTATCTATGACAGGCCATAATATCGAAGGTGATGAAGTAATCATTGAGAACCAACCTACCATTTATTTTGGTAAGGGACGTACTAATTACGGCGGGTTCTTTAACGAATACATCAAGCCGCTTCCTAAAGGCTCTAATATCTTTGACTATGAAGCCAATATGTCTACAGAGCGGCTGAAGGTTGGTGCCACAGTGTTTTTTAAAATCCACTGGGAGCCTCTTCTTAAAAACAAACTTCCTATGACACAGGACGTGTTTGAGACGATGAAGGTTTTTGCAGATACGATTACTGCAGAGAACAAGGACGTCGATGATCAGTACTTCAAGGCTCACGCAGAAGACAGTCTGGATAGCAAAGCTATGGCTGCTATTGAAGACAGCCTAGAAGCTGATCTAGCGGACGCATAATGGGCCTGCAGTCGCAAATCCACGAAGTTTTAGACCTTCTGTCTAACAACGAAGCTGACAAGCTTGAGGTTGAGCCTGAAGAGTTGGCAAAGATGGCTAGAAAGGCTGGGCAGAGCTTTGAAGAAGCAATTCTTCGACAGTTCACACGGCAGAACGAAGAGTTTCGTTTCCGTATGTCCAACGTAGGAAAGCCTCTTTGTCAGCTACAGATGGCTAACAGTGGTGCGAAGCAAGAGCGCAAAGACTACAACTTCATTATGCGGATGCTTCATGGTGATGCCATAGAATGCATTATGGATCTGGTCCTGGAACTCTCTAAGGTCAACATTACGGGCAGCAAGTCCAAGGTTGAGCTTGAGTTAGAGGGCTACACCATCAAGGGCGAAGACGACATAGAAATTGATGAAAAAGTTTATGACATCAAATCTTCGTCACCCTTTGCCTTTGAGCAGAAATGGAAAAAAGGTCTTCCTGCTTTGAAAGCTGACGATCCTTTTGGGTATGTAGGTCAATTGATCGGATACTCAGATGGTCAGAACAAAGATACAGGTGGCTGGATTGTAGTTTGCAAAAGCACAGGACAGGTTGTTGTTGTAGACGCTGACTTCTCTGATGAAGAGAAGGACGCAGTTAAATCCGATATAGCTACAAAGGTTAAAGCTATAAACGAAGACTGGTCTTTTCAGCGCTGCTTTGAGCCTGTGGATGACTTCTTTAACAAGAAGTACACGGGTTCTAAAAAGCTACCCATGTCCTGCGTCTTCTGTGATTTTAAGCAGTCTTGCTGGCCTAAAGCTCAACTTCTTCCACAACCAAATTCAAGGGCCAAAGAGCCTAAGAAAAATTGGTACGTTATGTATGAAGGAAAGGAACTGTAGGTGGCAATCAAACCTTCGTCTGCAAAGGCAAAGGGACGTAAGCACCAACAGTGGGTTAGAGATAAAATATTGGCTCTGTTTCCTAAATTGGAACCAGATGACGTTCGATCCACAGGGATGGGACAGGGCGGTGAGGATATTCAGTTATCCCCCGCCGCCAGAAAACTCTTCCCCTACTCAGTTGAGTGCAAGTCTCTGAAGTCGATAGGCGTTTATAAATTCATGGAGCAGGCGCAAGCCAATTGCCCCTCGAAAGCAGAGCCAATCGCCATAATCAAATCCGACCGCCAGAAGCCTTTGGCTGTCATCGACGCAGAACACTTTTTTGAACTGATCGGAAAACTAAAATGAAACCTGAAGACCTTCCCGAAGATAGTATGGGCATCATTATGCAGCCACAGCCTGATGGGGACTTTGGCGTAACCGTTATCCACAACCTCTCTGACCAGTGGTCTGAAGAGGAAGCTGAACCCTTCATGGACATCCTTAACGGCCTAAACATGGTCTTGAGCAACGGGTTTGAGATGTTGGCAATGTATGGCGCTATGGGCCGTGTGCTTAAAGACGTTATGGACCAGGCTGATGAAGGCCCTGAGATTGTCTTTGAGGCAGATGAAGAGCTTTTAGAAGCCATTAGTGATGCCAAGGTTGTTCCATTTAACGGCAAAAAGTGGACACACTAATGGACGCCGTTAACAGCCCCCCGCATTACAATCAGTCTGGCATCGAATGCATCGAAGCAATCCGTGCTGCCCTGGGTGACGAAGGCTTCAAGAAGTACTGCCAAGGAAACGCAAT